CATTTTTACCTTTTTGGTTTTGCGTAGAGATAGGAGCATGAATGATGAAAAAGGATCAAATGAATAACCAGCAAACCGGCGTTGCGATGCGTCCTCAGATGCCTACCGACATGACTGCTGGCGGCAACCCGTACTACAAATCTGGTTCTCTGCCGAAGGGTGGCTTCCAATCCATGTGGTGTTTCAGCGGTTCTGGTGATCGCAAGAACAGCCCTACTGATATGGTGAAAGGCCAGAAAAAGGTGTACTGATGGCTAATAATATTCCGTTTCAGCCTATGGGAAATTGCGTAGTGGCTACTGCTGCTACTGCAAACACTCAAGGTAATGTTGTTTCTATCTCTGCGGTTAGCCCGGTCAATCAATACTTTGTCTCTAATCCTGACAAGAATGATCCGGTCTTTGTGGCTTACGGAGAAACGGCAAACATTACTGCCACCATTCCAGATGGCAACAGTGCTGCCGTTGTAGCTATCCCTCCGTACAGTTCTCGGACATTTACTGGCCCACAGTGCAGTTCTACCAAGACTGTTTACGTTAGGATCATTGCGCCTCACAACAATGCCAAGTTGTACATTACTCCGGGGGAAGGTCTATGAAAGATTACTTTCTTGCAAGAGCAAAAGAACCGTCCACATGGCGTGGCGCTATTCTTTTCCTGACAGCTATTGGTGTTCCTATTGCCCCGGCAATGACTGAAGCCATTGTTACTGCTGGTTTGGGTTTGGCTGGTTTGATCGGCATGATTACTTCTGACAGCCGTGACTAAGATAGATTGGTCTAAGTACCCTAACTTTTCCGCTGCGGAGTTTTCGTGCAGTCATTGTGGCGCAAACGAAATAAAGGAAAGCTTGCTAGACAAGCTTCAAACAATGCGGAACAAGTACGGCAAGCCAATGAAGATAACTTCAGGCTACCGTTGCCCGAAACATCCTATAGAAGCGAAGAAAGCAGCACCGGGGGCACACTCTACAGGCTTAGCCTGCGACATCGGGGTTAGTGGTGCAGAGGCACATGAGGTCTTATCGCTGGCTATGGAGCTAGGATTTACTGGCATAGGTGTACAGCAGAAAGGCACTGGCAGGTTCATCCATGTTGACCTAACGACAGGTCAGAATCGTCCTACTGTGTGGAGTTACTAATGGCTAAGAAGGGTGTCAGCCTAGCGATAGGCAGAGGCGAGAAGCTCCCGGCAAGTCAGGGTGCTGGTCTGACTGCGAAAGGTCGTGCCAAGTATAATCGTGCCACTGGCAGCAACCTCAAGGCTCCGGTAACTACCAGCAAACCTAGCAAGTCAGAAGCTGGCAGACGCGCATCCTTTTGCGCCAGAATGGGTGGTATTGTTAAGACTGCCAAGAATTCAGAACGTGCAAGAGCATCTATGCGGAGATGGAAATGCCGATAGCAGATGACTTGAACGAAGATGTAATGGAACTTGTTAGGCAAGAACGAGCGCCAGATTTTTTATCTCAAGCGCAACAAGAATACCCTTACCTTAAAGACAAAGAGATAGACATTCTCTATAACCCAAAACCGCAAGAACAAAGGTACTTAGAGTTCTATCCACCTGATGAACCCGGCGCACCTGATATGCCAAGACCAAGAGGCTTGCCAATGGGTAGGGTTGGTATAGAGGTGTTTAGGCCAGATGTTCGCCCAATAGATATTCTTGGAGATTATGTATCTCACTACGGAGTACAGGCTGATCCTGAATTGCAAAAGTATTATGGTCAGTTTGGTGAGGCTACTAGCCCTGAAGTAATGCAACGTAGGTATCAGTTTCATAAAGAGCAACTAGGCGAAACTAGACCTTATGATCTTTGGTATGAACAAACTGGATTGCCAGAATTGTTTAGAGGATACACATTTAACCAATTTGGCGAGGATGCCGCACAGCTTTATAGTCCTCAACAATTGATGATTCTTGATCGTGTAAAACAATATCTAGGAATAAAATGAAACCCGGACTATACGCAAACATTAACGCTAAGCGTCAGCGTATCAAAGCTGGCAGTGGTGAGAGAATGAGGAAGCCGGGGAGCAAAGGCGCTCCCACGGCACAGGCTTTTATTCGCTCCGCGAAAACAGCCAAAAGAGAAAAGCGCCGATAAGTCCTGCGGCAACGCCAAAACCTACCAGCAACCCGCCGACGAAAGTAATTATGGAATAGGTTTCCATAGTTATTTCTTTTCCAGCATTTCTTCTATTTCAGCCACTGGCATCCCGGTCTTCTTGTGAATGACTAGGATGTGCAGTGCGCCCATCTTTTTCCTGCCGTGACGTAGCTTGCTGATATCTGGCTTGCTTATCTTTTTCTCTAGAAACTCATGTAGCTTTGCGTCGTTCTTGAGTTCGTACTTCTCTATCAGATGATCGAACAGCATGTGATAGGGGCGGTATTCTGTAGTCATTGTTATCTCCTATGGTGCTGGTGTTAGCTTGCCTTCAAATGCGTAGGTTCCTATATGTGTCAGCCCCACCCACGGTGCTGCATATATCTCCCCTCCGTTATCACGCCATGTCTTGCAGAAGTGATAATCCTCTGACAGTAGCCGTTTAGTCTCTGGCTCTATGCTTTCTGTAAAGAACTGGCTGATCTGTTCTGCGCCGATATTGCCAGCCAAATCCGTAACATCATTGACGTACCACGGCACGATTGGCTTTAGCTTCTCAAGCACCTCGCGCTTAATCAGCATGAATCCAGTACCGCCATTCCATATCTCTACAGGCTCATTGATAGGCACAGTAGTCTCGCCCTGATAACCTTTCAGGTTGACCACAAACGAACCCGTGTAATACTTCAGATGACTGTCAGGCACACCGTTCTCTATGGCTTTCCTCACTGCCGCCCAATTGATTTCCTTCTTAGGATAGATACCGCAGATAACATCCTTGTCTGACTCCAACATCTTCATAAAGTCAGCAGGATTAAACTGAATGTCAGCATCTATGAACATGAGATGTGTTGCGTCTGTCTTCAGAAAGCCATGCGCCAACGCATTTCTTCCGCGAGTAATCAAGCTTTCGTTAAATAGGAAAGACATCATTGATTCAATGTTTCTATCCCTCAAAAGGTTATTTAATTGCAGCATTGATTGAGCAAAGAATCCATAACATTGCCCACCATACATCGGTACGGATAAAAATATTTTTGCTTTATTCATTTGACCATGCCTTTTTTGTGTTTATCATCGAAACCATGCTTTGAGAAATTCCAAAAAGATTTGCTATTTCTTTTTGAGAATATCCATGTGTTAAATAACTTTTAATTTCATAAATTTTCGATTTTTCTAATTTAAATGTAGCCCTGATTGCCCTTCCCTTTCTTTTTGAATCTTGCTGGTTTTCTGTTGGTGTCCCAAGAAACAAATGATTTGGGTTGACGCAAGAAGGTATGTCACATGTATGGCATACATACTTATCTTTTGATAATCCTCCTTTGTAATATGAGTAAGATGCGCGATGGGCTAAAGCCGATTTCATCTCAGCATCACGCACTTTCCCGTATCCATTTTCAAGAGTTGCGCCCATCCATATCCAGCAGCCAGATTCAGGTAGCCTTTCTATATGGCGCTCAAGTCTTTCCTCAAAGGATTTAGCAGCTCTCATTTATTCATCCTGTAAAACCATTTGTTTGCTCGTCGCTGGCAGTCGATGCTGTAACCGTTGGCTCTGAGTTCGGAAACAATGCTGTTGACTGCACAGACACCTGCCTTCTGGATAATATCTAGCGTTGTGTATTCCCCTCCCCGCCCCAAAAGATTTGCTACTTTCTGCAAGCGTTCTGATTTGTCTATAGATGCAGCGTTCACGATATATCCTCCACTCTGATGACGTACCGGCCTTTGCTGTTCTTGCGCCAACCGTGGCACTCTATTCGTATTCCGGCCTCCCGAACCTTTGCCACCGTATCTGAGTCGGTAATCTTCTTTATACGGTCAGCAACGGCAGAGGCCGTTACCTGTACTGCTAGAACCTCATCCTTGCGAATGGCTAGGATGTCGCACCACCCCCATAGGTCTTTCCTCTGCCGGGTAAAAGAATTCCACTTTTCC